CAGCGTGATATTACTGTAAACCGTGAATACAAGCCAAAGAAGGATACAATTGAATACACAGTATTCGTCCGCTTTGGTATTCAATGGGAAGAACTAGATGCAGTTGCTTATGCAGATGCAAACTCTACTTCTGAGTAATACTCATAAATAGTTGAATAGGGAGGGCGGTGTAACAACTGCCCTCCTTCTTCACATTCTGGTATAATAACATAGGAGGATATACTTATGACAATTGAAGAATTAGTTACAAAAACAGTTTTTGAGTTAAAGTCCTATGCCAAAAAGAATAATATCAATCTAGATGGGGCAACAACAAAAATGCAGATATTGGAAACAATAGGCAGTTTTATTCCAGATCCCAAAAAAGAAGTTATTGAGCCAAGCAAAACAAATGAAAAGATTGCAATATATTCAACTAAAAGTTTACATTGGGTAAAGGTTGGCCAACTAACCCCAGGTTATAATATTGTAACTAAAGAAGCATCAGAAAAATGGCTAACACGTAAGCAGGTTCGTATTGCGACACCTGAAGAATTAGCGAGTTATTACGGTAAATAATGCAAATACTACGTAAGCCACCATATCCTTTATCTGTATCATATACAGTACCAGAAGCATCTACAGAGTATATTCTTGTAATTGAAGACCTTCTAGAGCAAACAGAAACAGAAATAGTTCTTCAATCAAATAATCAAAGTGTTCTTACCTATGCACTTACTGAAGAATTTACTAAGTATGATAAATCATATCCCGTTACAATTTACGAAAGCCTTACGGTCTCTGGAGTTCAAGATGTTCGTGGAGACATAGTAGTAGAAGATAATTTAGACATAACAAGACCATACATAGACCCAGCAACACTTGGAACAACTCCTACTGAAATAGCAGAATATACAGATCATGAAAATCTTGCAAGAGCAATTATTGATTCAGTCACTGGTGGTTTTTATTATAAGAGGTCTTACCTAGAAGTTGTTGGACAGGGAACTGATTACATACCGCTTTGGGATAAAACACATAAAATTTTAACGGTACACGAGAATGCAGAGTTAGTATATGACTCATCAGAAACCCCAGCAGCATTAACTACATATAACTATTTAATAACAAAAGACAAGACTGCAATTACAAAAGATCCCGTAGAGACAGTAGATGCTTTAAACCGTGCAGAAAGAAAGCCAGCAAGAATTCCTTTGGCATACTCTGACTCAATTTCTTTATTTGATACAGAAGACAGTGGTAATGTTCAAACAGTCAGTTCTGGTGTAGCATTTTCTGAAGGAACAGATTATATTATTCTTCTAGAAACTGGATACAAGGTTGTACCATATGATATTCAAGATGCAACAAGAATGCTTATTAATGACATTAAGTGTGGAAAACTAGATTATTACAAGAGATATGTAAAAGCCTACAGCACTGAGCAGTTTAAAATTGAGTATGATAAAAGACTGCTTGATGGAACTGGCAACATATTAGTAGATAAAATTTTAGACAAATATAAGAATAATATTTCCAAGCCCTGGGTGTTGTAATGGATCTATGTGAAGAGACAGACTTCATGTATCCAATGAAGGCAGATGTTTACTATCCACTAGTTGAGCAGGGAACTTATGGAAATGTTAAAAAAACTTGGGTTTTTAATAAGACAGTGGTTTGTAATTTTTCAAAAGATGGCACGGTAGATGAAGAAGTAAAGCCAAATGTAAACATAATATTAAAGAAAGTTTTAGTGGGAAGAACAAAGAAAGATATTCGTTTTTCTGAAGAGAATATACCAGATGCAATAACAAACGTTATTGTTACAAATATTAGAACAAAAAACGATGTTCCTCTATATGTAGAGACTTCTGGAACAAGGGCTGGAAAGTCAACAATATATGAGATTGAATCTCAATCACCAATCATAGGTCCATTTGGAGATCCAGACTACTATGCCTTAGTAATCCGCCGTTCAGAGAATCAGGCATCAGACATATGATGAAGATGGCAATTAATAGTACTCAGTTTAGAAAAGATATGAATAACATAATTGATTATTCTTTTGGATACCTAGATGGTGTAAATGCTGGAAAGGTTGAGTTTTTTCACAGCCTTGGTTTAAACATTTCAGAAATGCTACAAAAATATATTGACTCAAATGCAAGGGTAAATCCACAAGCACTAAACCATATATATGAATGGTATCAAGTGGGAAGTCCAAATGCAAGACTATATGACATAAAATATACAGTAAGTAATCTAGGGCTATCATTTATAACAAATTTTAAACAATCATCATCACTAAAAGAAGGATCAAACGTACCCTTTTATGACAAAGCAAGAATAATGGAAGAGGGAATACCAGTAGTAATTACCCCAAGAAATTCTGATGTGCTTGTATTTGAACAAGACGGAGAAACAATATTTACTAAAAATAGTGTTAATGTAAATAACCCTGGCGGAGACGCAACAACAGGAGCATTTGAAAAAGTAATAGATTCTTTCTTTACAAAATATTTTACACAAGCATTTTTAAGATCAAGCGGTATATCTCAATACTTAGAAAATCCAGTACTATATAAAAAGAACCTAACAGCAGGAAAGAAATCAGGAAGATCAAAGGGAAGAGATGTAGGATATAGATGGATAGCAAATGCGGGGTTACTAAATGGCTAATACAGACTTATTAAATACTCCATTGTTATGGATTAACAAGTATCTACAGTCACAACTAAGTGAAAGCCTAGGATATGTAACCCCGTTTTTTCCACCTTCACCATTTAATATTGATGACCTTACAGAAAAATGGATGGTCTTAAATAATCAAAATACACCAGTTAGCAATGGTGTCGCCTGCACATGGGACAGACTTGTAAAAATGAATAGAAGTGCATTTCCACATGTTAAAGGTGAGCAGATACTATACTATTTTTATGGACTTGGGGAAGACTCAATTCCAACTATGATCCAAACACAAGAGGCGGTCTTAAGGCTTCTTGACCGTGGAGACGAGTCTGCACAAGAATTAAACGCTTGGTGTGCCAACAGAAAGATTAGGCTGGACGATGGAAGTACGGTAGACAATATGTTCCTATTTCACAGTTTTAAGGTATACCAACTAGAAGAAACCAGAGATATTATTGACTTTGGAACAGCCCGTACCTATGGTGGAAACAAGATTATCATTGACTTTGAGTACCACCAAAAGACAGCACTAACAAACAACACCTGGGCACCTGAAGCAAGACTTTCAAATGCAAATAAAATAATCATATAAAACAATGTTATAATTATGGCTGAGGAAACAAATAACGCCAAAACAACTTAATATCTATTTTAAGGAAGAGGTGAATAAATGGCATATAGTCGTGGAACATCTACCAACATTATCGTTGGTGCAGCAGCGCTTTTCGTTGCAGATACAACCCTAACTCCAGGAACACTGGACGCTTTTGTAAACGGTGAATCATATAAGGAAACTTTGTCTTCACAAGCGAACGCCGCTGATTACACAAACGTAGGTTATACCATGAACGGTCTTGAAATGCAGTTCCAACCAGACTTCGGTGAAGTCCAGGTAGACCAGATTCTTGACGTTGCAAAACTTTACAAGCAGGGTATGCAGGTTAATCTTGCAACTGCTTTCGCTGAGGCTACTCTAGAGAACTTGCTTCTCGCATTGGCAGCCAACGCAGACGATCTATCTGGAAACAAGTTTACATCAGCAGGAAAAACATTAAATCTTTCTGCAGGTGATATTGGTGAATGTCCAGTAGAACGTGCAATCGTTGCAGTTGGACCAGGAACAGGTGACTGTGCAGATTCTCCATACATTGAGAGAGTTTACGTAGCATACCGTGCTTTGTCTATTGAAAACGTAACAGTATCAGCAAAGCGTGATGAGGCTTCAATGTTTGAAGTTTCATTCCGTCTACTACCAGAAGACGCTTCTGGATCATACGGTAAGATCGTTGACCGTACTTGGGCATCAAACTCAATTTAATATAAACTGACAACTGGCCCACTCCCTTAACTGGGGGTGGGCTTTTTGTTTGTGGTAAAATTGATAAGATGGCAACAAGAATATATAAATCCGACATTATTACCTTAATGGATGGTGAACAGATAGAAATTTATCCTCTTAAGATTAAGTATCTTAGAGAGTTTATGGAAGCATTCCATTTAATAAAAGAATCAAAGAATGATCTTGAATCAATATCCTATTTGTCAGAATGTGCAAGAATTGCTATGCAACAATATAAACCAGAAATTGCAAAGACACTTGAAGAACTAGAAGATCATGTAGACCTACCTACAATATATAAAATAATTAATATCGGTGGCGGTATTAGCGTTAATGGAGAGGTAGATGAACCAGTAAAAGAACAAGCCTTAAAAGAAGATACTATGGGTAGTGGCTGGGATGAGTTAGATTTAGCAAAACTAGAGTCTGAGATATTCCTACTTGGTATCTGGAAAGACTATCAAGAACTAGAGGCAAACCTTTCAATGCCTGAACTAGTAGCAACTATTGGATCTATTAGAGATTTAGACTATCAAGAAAAGAAATTTCTTGCAGCAATTCAAGGTGTAGATTTAGACGGGGAAACAAATAAAGATAAAGGTCAAAAAGAGTGGGAAGACATGAAGGCTAGAGTATTTAGCAAAGGTCAGACCAGTGATAGTAATGATGTATTGTCTTTGCAGGGTGCAAATGCACAAAAAGCAGGGTTTGGCATAGGCATGGGCCTTGACTACGAAAACCTAATGTAATAGGCTGTTTATGCTATAATTGAGGTAACTTACTGAGAGGAAGTTATGACTACAACAGTACATGAAGAAAAAATAATTACCCTGATTGATGGAACAAAGATCAAGGTAAGACCTCTCAAGATCTCACTTTTGCGTAAATTTATGAAGAAGTTTGAGGGCTTGGGGGCAGTCCAAAATGATAACGATAAGTCTATGACACTTTTAATTGAGTGTGTAGCAATCGCTATGGAGCAGTATAAGCCAGAGTTGGGGGAAAGCATTGAGAAACTTGAGGATGTAATTGATCTTCCTACAGTTTATTCAATCATTGAGGCAGCATCTGGAATTAATCTTTCAGATACCGCTTTACTTGCTTTAGCACAAGAAGAACTATAACGGTTTAAGGCTAACGGTTAATGGCTGGAGATACAAATAGCAATATTTTTATAAATATTGATACTTCACAAGCAATGGCGCAACTGCGTTTACTTGAGAAGGAACTAACAGCCCTTAACCGTTCCTTAATCGTTGGAACAAAGGCTGCAGCAGCAGCCCAAGCAAAATACGCACAATCTCTTCTACACAATGTAAATGCCACTGGTCAGTGGACAGCATCAATGACAAGAATGAGCACTGCCTCTGAGCAGTTTGCTACAAACCTAGATAGACAAAGACTATCACTTAAAGAATATTTTAGATATGGTGCAGCATCTACCAAGACATTTGGAAAGATGTTTGGTCGTGAGTTTGACACTATTGAAAAACTTGTAGATAAGCGTGTAAAGACTCTACAGCAACAGTATGTTCAATTAGGACGTGATGCCCAAGGTGCAATGAACTCTATGAAGTTCACTCCAAAGTCATTGAACATGCAAAACTTAACTACACAGTTAATGATGGCAACGCAGCGTCAGCAAATAATGAATAAACTTATTGATGATGGATCTACAAAACTTTTAAACTTTGGTAAAAATACACAGTGGGCAGGTCGTCAACTTATGGTTGGCTTTACAATTCCACTTATGCTTTTTGGTGCTCAGGCAATAAAGGTATTTAAAGAAATTGAAACACAAACTATTAGATTTAAAAAGGTTTACGGAGATATTTTTACAGATCAAGGAGCAACGGACGCTGCCTTAAAAAATATTCGTGCATTAGGCGATGAATATACAAAATATGGCCTTAAGGTTTCTGAAACAATTAAGATGGCTGCAGATGCTGCAGCAGCAGGTTTTTCTGGCAAGGGATTAGAGCAACTTGTAGAACAAACAAATAAACTTGCAGTACTTGGTGGAGTTACACAAGAAAAAGCATTAGAAACAACTATTGCACTTAAGAATGCTTTCCAAATTGACACTGGAGATATGTCTGGAACAATTGACTTCCTTAACGCAGTAGAAAACCAAACAGTTGTAGCACTTGAAGATTTAACAGAAGCAATTCCAAAGGTTGCACCAGTTATTCAGCAACTTGGTGGTGACGTAAAAGATTTAGCATACTTCATGGCTGCAATGCAAGAAGGTGGAATTTCTGCAGCACAAGGCGCTAACGCACTTAAGTCTGGTCTTGCATCTTTAATTAACCCAAGTAAGGCCGCATCAAAGGCAGCAGCAGCAGTTGGAATTAATATTAAGGGGATTGTTGATGCCAATGCTGGCAATTTAAGAAACACAGTAACTGGATTTGCACAGGCACTACAACCACTAACTGATCTTGAGCGTTCAAGAGTTATTGAAAAGGTTTTTGGTAAGTATCAGTTTGCTAGAATTTCTGCACTCTTAAACAACTTAGGAAGAGAAGGAACTCAGGCTGCTCGTGTTCTTCAACTTACCAATGCATCAGTAGAAGAACTTGCAATTTTAAGTCAACGAGAATTAAAGACTCAAGCAGACTCACCAATGAACAAGTTGGCAGCATCTATAGAAAAACTTAAGGTTTCTATTGCTCCAGTTGGAGAGTTGTTTGCTAAAGTATTTACTCCAGTAATTGAGTTTATTGGAAAAATGGCTGACAAGTTTAATAATCTTCCAGAAGGAATAAAGAAGGCTATTGGAATTATAACTGTTGTAGTTGGTGGATTAGGACCTATATTCTTAATGACGTTTGGCTTACTTGCAAATGCCGTTGCAAACTCAGTTAAGGGAATTCAGGTTCTTCGTAAAGGCTATCAGCAACTTGCAGCGGGATCAACTGATGCAGCATTAAAGACGCAATATTTATCACAAGAAGAATTAGAAAACATTTCTATTAGCAATGCTCTTTATTCTAAGCATCAACAACTTTCTTCAGCATATACACTAGAGTCAGCAGCACTAACATCTTTAATGAGTACTTATACTAAGGCCACTGCTGCAATGGGTTCATTTGCAGCAACTAACCCAGGAATGTTTATGCCTAGAGGAGGAGTTCTTCTTCCTAAAAAGTTTGCTGGAGGAACAACATCTGTTCCAGGACCAAAGGGAGCAGGGGATGTAATTCCAGCAATGCTATCACCTGGAGAGTCAGTTATTCCAGTAAAGCAAACACAAAAGTATTCAGGATTTATTAGTCAGATTATTCAGGACAAGGTTCCAGGTTTTTCTAAAGGCTTGTTCCCAGCATTTGGAGCAGCAGCAAATGTTGGAAGAGGAGCATCAGCAAGAGGAGTTGTTGGACCCAAGGCTCCAGTTATTCCACTTAGACAAGCAAGTGAACTTAAATCGTTATTTGGAAACCGAGCAGGAAGTCTGTCTAACATTCTTTATAGAGAACAAGGAGATGACTTAGTTATTCAGGTTAGAGATGCATCATTTATAATTCCTAAAACACTGAAAAAAGATTTAAAGATTGCATTGCAAAAAAATGAAAGATATTTAACCACTGGAGATGAAAAGCGTACTTCTAAATATGGTGGAATAAGTCGTCGCCAAGGAAAAACTTGGGAAAATACAACAGAAGGAAAGTTGCATTATATATTAAAAGAAAGAGCACCACAATTAAATGGAGCAAAAATAACTGATTTAAGTTCTCTATATGGAAGACTTCAAAAGTATGACATGAAGAAAAATAGAGTTGGTAAGCAGTCTATTGCAGATAAAAGAATGGCTGCTTTTATAGCATCAAAAAATCCACATGCTCAGAAACTAATGAACTACTATGCAACTGAAGAAAGAGAATTTTTACAGGCTAGACTTGAGCAATTAAGGCCAGGGTCAAGCAAGACAATAAATTGGGACAAGATGGACACACCAAGCCACATTGTTCCTGCTGGAAAGAAAAGAGGCAAAGCAGCCTGGTCGCCAGAAAAAATTGCAAGAGACTGGAGTTTTGCAAACTTAGGTTTACGTGGTGTAATTGTAAATGGAGTTAAGGGAGCACATCCTAGAAACGCCGATGAAGCAATGCAAATTATTGCACAACTTGAAGGTAAAGCAAATATCTCTACATCAGAATTAGCACTAAGAGAAGCATTAAAGTATAGAGTTGGTCGTAATCCATCATACTACGATGATTTTAGATTTACTGATGATGCTTTTGCTGCACTTAACCCAGTAAAGTTGGCTGGTGGAGTTGTTTCTCTTGGAATGCCAATTCCATTTAAAAAGATACAAGCACAACGTGCAATGGCAGAAAAAATAGATGCACAAATCAAGGAAAGTAGATTTAAAAACCTTCCTGTTACAGACACTGGAAGAAAAATACAAAAACTTGGTGGATTTAGCGTTGGTTCAATTTCAAGAGCGGTCAATGGAGTTTATGAATTACCAAATGGTAGAACTGTAGTTTACAAGGCTGTAGAAAGCGAAGAGGCTGCTCTAGCAGAAATGCGAATGTCTACCTTAATGAGAAAAGGTAGCGAACTTGATACTCCATCAAATCAGTCAATTAAGGTTATTGCAGATCCAACAGATTTAAGTAAACAAAGAAAAGTCCTTGTTATTGAATCAGACTATAACCCAAGATTTGCTAATCCAACTGGAGAGTTTACACCAAAACAATTTATTAAACAAACCTTAGCCTCTGGCCTTCGTGGAGATAAAGATCTTAAAACAGACAACGTTAGCGGTAACGATGTAGTAGACATGAGCAATGCTGGAGTATTTCCAACTGCATCAAATAGAGTTAAATATGCAGATGAGATGAAGTCAGTAGAAGAGCAACTTTTAATAAACTTTTTAGCAGTCAAGGGTGGAGCATCAAAAGACTTTGCAAGATCTGTTCAAGGAATTGCTAAAGATATGGGATATGAAAAATTTAAAAGCGCAATGCTTAAAGAAATTGAAGAATCTATTCCTAGATATAAAGCAACAATTGATACATTTAAATTAAATCCAAGAGAAAGAGAACTTTACGATGCTATAGTAGGTCGTTTAGAGGATGCTAAAAAAGCAGACTGGAAAAAGATTTATAATGCTGCTACTGCTGATATTCCAGGATATGCAGAGGGTATTGTTTCAGTACCTGGTCCAAAGGGTGCTGGAGATATTCAGCCTGCAATGCTTTCTCCAGGAGAGGCAGTAATTCCTGCAAAGCAATCTGCAAAGTATATGCCACTTATTCGTTCAATGATCGCAGATAATGTTCCTGGTTTTGAAGCATCAAACATTGGTTGGGATGGCTACCCAGCATCACTAAAACCAGGTGGAAAGTATTCAGGTCCAACTCCTACACCAGGTTTGGATTCTTGGGGAGATCCAGTTAAAGAACCTACACCAACAAAGACAAGATTAAGAAATGCGATTACTTCAGTTGTAAGAGACAAAGATATTAATGCGGTTAAAAACTTTGCAGCAGAAGCAACAAAGGCTGGTAAAGAAACTAAGGTTGCAGGAAAGGCAATGGAGGCTGTTAAAAAGGCTGGATCTCGTGTTGCAGTATCTTTAACTGATACTGATAGGGCAGCAACTGGAACAACGGATGCATTTGGAAAAGATAAGACTCGTGGACTCCGTGGATTTTTATCAGGGTACGGAAACGTATCTCAAACAGTTACAAATGAAGATGGAACAACAAGAGCAGCAACTGCTGCAGAGCGTACCAATGCACGTCAAATGAATAGAATGAACTTTACACAAAAAATGATGCCTATGCAGATGGCTGGAATGATGATCCCAATGGCTGCAGGTATGGTTGCTCAAAAGAATCCAGATGGTGCTATAGCAAAGAACATGGATATGATTATGATGCTATCTATGTTAACTATGCTTTTGCCAATGCTTAATAGTCCACTTAAATTACTTGCAGCAACTGCAGTTGGCCTTACTATTGTATTTAAAATGCAGTCAGCAGCAATTAAAAAGAACATGATTGAAGGACAAAAGCAAGCAGAAGCAATGAGCATGACCACTAAGAATCTTGAAGAACTTGGAAAGATTACTAATAGGGTTTCTATAACTCAAACCGCTGCAGCAAAAAGAGCAGGAAGAAATACTGATCTTTCTCCAGTAAGTATGGATTTTGGAGCCAATCTTATATCTAGTAGTGAATTTGGTAAAAATCTTAAAAAATCATTTAATAACGCAATAGTAGACCTAGGAGAAGGAGCAGCAGTTGACTCACTAGTTAATCAACTAGGAACTGCAGTATCTCAAGGAGTTTTAGATTCAGAGCAAGCACAATCAATTGCAATTGCACTTACAAGAGATTTAAAAGATGCAAGACTTGAGATTAATGTAAGAGGACGATTAATTCAACTTCTTGGTCCTAATGGAAAAAATGTTTTAGATAATCCACTACAGGTACAACTTGAATTAGTTACCACTGGAGAAAAAGTAGCACAGGCTGCAATTGAAAACCTTAATAAGGTTGCAAGACAACAAAAGGGTATTAATACTATAGGAGAAGGCTTACAACTAGCAGGCGGAACAGTTGGTGGTGCTTTAATTGGAGCAAGAGCAGGAAGCCAAGCAGCAAGTATGGTTGCTGGACGAGGACTTATTGCACAAGAAATGGCAATGACTGGTGCTAAGGGTGCAGGAGTTTTAGGTAGAGTAGCATCAGGAGTGAGAGTAGCACGAACTGCAGGACTTGTTGCTAGTGGAGCAGCAACGGCAACAGGAGTTGGAGCACCCTTTGGAGCAGTTGGTGCAGCAATTACAGCAGTTATTACTGGCGGTATTGATTTAGCAATTAGAAACTGGCAAAAGGGTAAAGAAAAAGCAGTAATAGCAAAAGCAGCAGGTGTAGTTCAAGGACTTGTTTCACAAAACATAACTGCTTCACAAGGAAGTATAGACGCATTAACCTCAATCTTTGATACATCAATTGCAAATCTTGAGTTAAAGAAAAAGACTTTAAAGACAGACAAAGAACGAGCAGCAATTGATTTAGAGATTGCTGGACTAGAATCTAAAAAGCAGTCTGGCTTGCAAACATTAAGACAAAAACAAGCAAAGATGCTTGGAGATGTTTCTTCAAACTATGACCAAGTTTCAGGTGCAGACTTTCTTGAAAAAATTAGTCCATTGGGCACAGGACGTGGACAAGTACGTGATAAATATATGGAAGCATTTGCAGTTGGAATGCAAGATAAGTTTAAAGATAATGCACCACTTAAAGCACAGGCTGCTGCTCTTCAATCACAACTTGATAAAATTGGTGATGACAAGGTAACACTTGAGATTTCAACCTTAGTTACTTCAGATGTTTTAACTCCTGGCGAGGCATCTGTATTGGTTAACACTTTAACTAAGGCTGGAGGAGACATAAAGAAAAATCTAAATGCACTTGTTTCAGTTCAAGGAACAGAAGGAGTTCAAAGATTATCTACAATTCTCACAATGCTTCCAGATGAAGATAATCAAAAGACCCTTGTTCTTGCTGTTAGAAACCTAAACAAAGCAGATGCAGATGCAACATTTAGTTCAATAGAAGAACTTGGAAAAATTCCAGATTATATCGGGATTAAGTTAGAAATTGAAACAGAAAAAAGTGATCTGCCAAGAATTAAAGCACGAGGAAAAGAAATTGAAGCACTTAAAAAGCAATTCCCTAATGGACAAGTTACACTTAAGACTCTTGTTAAGATGCAAGAAGAAGCAGGTGGAGTTGGTAAAAACCTTACTCTAGATTCTGCAATCAAGCAGTGGAGCGAGATAAGCAAACTTGATAAGAATGTTCAACTTCAAGCAATTTTAACTATTGGTTCTATTGAATATAGCGATAGTTTTGATAAAATATTAGATAGAGAATTAGAGGCTGACTTCTTAGAAAAAAATCCTAAATTCCGTGCAACTGCTGGAAGAAGTAGAACTGGTGAAAGATTAGCAACTACAAAGGTAGATCCAAAAGAAAAAGCAAAAGCCCTTGCAGAATTTAAAAAGAATGCAACAAATATAGAAAAAGCAAAAACAGAAGCCCTAAATAAAATAAGAGAAGAACTTTTCCCAACAGCCCCTGTTAGTGGAGCAGTTGTTCCTGGCGCTACAACTCCAAAGGGTGATGGTCCAACAAGAGATGACTCATTCCTTAATGATCTTGCTCAAAGACTTAAACTAATTAAAGAGGGTGGGTTTGATGCTCTTAAGCCATTAGAATCTTTAAGAAAATTCCTTAAAGATGGCGGTAAAAAATCAATAAACCCAGGACTTGATGAGCAACGTGGAGCAATTAAGCAAATAGAGGCAGCAGCAAAGGCTGCTGGAATATCTATTGATAAAGACTTTATGGAGATTATTAGAGGTTTAGATGCAGAGCAATTTAAATTATGGGCAAATACTTTATTTGATATTAAAGAAAATGGAAGAATCTCTGGTCTTAAAGATGACTTTATAGTTATCAATGAAGGATTCCGAAAAGCCACAATTGGTGGGTATATCCAAGATGTAAAGGATGCAAGTAAAGAAATTGAAAACCAAGTTATTGCCCACAAAGCATTAACAGATGAGGGATATAACTCACTTGAAATTCAAAAGATATTACAAGATGTAACCTTAACTGCAAAGATTGCTGCACAAGGAGGACTAAAGGCCACTACTGAAGAACAAAAAGAATTAAACAAAGAAATAGAAAAGACTATTAATCTTAACTATCAATTAGCCAAAATTAAACTTGGTGAAGATATGGCTGACACTCAAGCACAAATTGATGCATTTAATAAATTAAATGAGGCTGGAATAAAGCACGAAACAATTATTGAACTTATAAAGAATAAGTCATACGCCTGGGCAATTGCAAACTCTGTTGGAAATGTATCTACCGAATTTGAAGATTTAATTAAAAACGCTGAAGCGTATGCAGCCATGCTTAAGTTTATTGAAAATGCTACAAAAACTTTTGAACAAAAAACACAAGATGCTATAGATGCAAATGTTTCTGCCCTTGATCTACAAGCAAAAGAATTGCAGAACCAGTTTGATTTAGATAACTTTGAACTAAAAGCAAAAATTAAGTTGGCTGAAGATGCAGTTCAACAGGTAAATAATGATATTCAAAGTCAACAAGACAAAATTGATGACATTAACTTTACATTAAAATATGATAAAAATATTGGACAAAATCTTCTTGACGATTTACAAGAAGAAATAAATGACCTACAAAGAAATATTGATTTAACATTTGATAGACCAATTCAAGCCCTATCAGAAAGATCTAATGTTTTATCAAACGATTTAACATTAATTGATAAGGCTGCAGAATCAATCAATGAAAAGTATGATAAACAAGAGCAGGCACTGCAAAAGATATCTGAATTAAATCAAGATATTGCTACACAAGAAAGAAACAGAATCTCTCTTGCCGACGCACTATCTCAAGGTGATATTTCTGCAGCAGCACAGATGGCAAACGAGATGCGCTCAGCAGCAGCAGATGCAGCAAATCGTACATCTGGAGACTTCCTTGCAACAGCAAGAAAATCTGAAATTGATTCACTAGTTTCTGCAAGCGGTATGACAAAAGTACAAATTGAAGCAGAACAGTTTAAAATTAGTCAACAAACATTTGCACTTGAGCAACAAAGAAAAGTTGCCCAAGAAGCAATTCTTGCAATAGAAGATAGAATTTATAATATAACAGAATTAAGAGAGGCAAAACTTCTTGAAATTAGAAATATTGAGCAAGTTATTGATGGACTAAAAAATAATCAACTTAGATCAGCACAGGCCATTCTTGATGGACTTCAAAAAGAACTTGATAAAAATCAAGCAATTCTTGATGCAAAACTTGCTGGAATTGAAAAAGAAAAATTAGGTTGGGAAAAGGTTCAAATTGAACTTGATAGGTATAATTTAAAATTAAAACAAGGTAATGATGAACTTAGAACAATGCTTGATTTAATAAATGCAATCAAGGAAGCCATGGCAAATATGGCAAGTTTTAATAGTTCTAACCTAAATACTTCTAGCCTTAGCGGTGGCGTTGGTGGAAGCGCATATATTGCACCAAAAGATACTCCAGAATCCCTTGCAGCATTTGAAGAATTTATTACTATTGTTAGTGAAGTTGATTCAGCACAGGCTGCAGTTGATGCAGCACAAGCAGCACTTGATGATGCATATGATAAGGGCCTTTGGTCAAAATTTGATGAACTGCAAAGGGCTCTTGCAGCAGCACAAGCAAGACTTGCAGAGGCACAAGGAACCTACAACGCAACATTGCCAAAAATTGATCCAAGTAAAATAGGTGGTGGAGGAGGCGGAAACAGCAACCAGTATTTGGCAAATGGTGGAATGGTTAAACCTAAATATTTCTCAGTAGGAGGCAAGTCTATTGGTTCAGACACTGTTCCAGCGATGCTGACCCCTGGAGAGTTTGTAGTGAATAAGTCAGCAACAAAGGCTTTTGGGCCAATGCTTGCAGCAATGAATGGATCTAAGTTTCCATCAATGTTGCAGAATGGTTTTACAGCCCCAACATACAAGACACCTTCAACTAACATTATTGCTCCATCAAATGTGTCAAATTCAAGTTCTGTAAATAACAATTCAAGTTCAGTGTATAATTATAATGTAGGCATTAGTGTTAACGGATCTAATCTAAACCCTCAAGATGTTGCAAGGGCAGTTATGACACAGATTAAGGGCGTTGACTCACAGAGAATTAGGACACAGAGGTAAGAATGGCCACAGCAGCGTATTTAACGGGTAGACGTAGGTATCAGCGCCCCCAAGCATTATTGTGGTCTGAGAACCCTGGAACACTGGTTAATGGGCTATATATACCGACAGGCTATGAGGTTCAAGGCAACTATGATGCAGAAACAGACCAGTCATTAGTTGATCAATTTATAATTCTTTCTGACCATAATCGTGGGGAACTAAATTTTACACCAACAAGAATAGAACAAAGACAAAGAACTATCAATGGTCGTATGAGGTCATACCATATTGCAGATAAACTAACTATGTCTGTTTCTTGGAACAATCTTCCATCAAGAGGTTATTATCAAAACGCAGGGTTTGATGAGGATGGAGAATCTTCTTATAAGAATGCAACTGGAGAATTTACATCAGATGGTGGTGCTGGTGGAGTAGAACTTCTTAACTGGTATGAAACACATACTGGTCCATTTTGGATGTTTTTAGCATATGACAAGTATTCTAATTTTGGTGATGATAATGCAGCCTTTGGACACCTTGCACAATATAATCAAATTATGCAAGTTTATATTGCAGATTTTTCTTACTCAGTTGTAAAGCGTGGTGGAAATAATCATGACCTTTGGAATATTTCGGTAACGCTGGAAGAGGTCTAAATGTTTATTAATGAAACATTAAAGACACATCTAGAAACATCTTCAACAATAAACCTTCAGTCATTAGTCTTGGCTGAATGGAATATGAATATGCCAGACAATATATATAAACTTGGTAACTACAGATATAGACCCATTGAGTCAGATGTTCAGTTTCGGACCTTACCAATAACATTTGATAGTTTAGATGCAGGTAATTACTATACTGGTGCAACAGATGCAGATGTTGTTGTTGATGGAGGGTTTGACAACTCTGGAGTTCCGCAATTATTTACATCAATTAAAGAAAAGATGAAAATGATTTATTCTTTAGAAGACTGCATTAAGCCATTTAGACCACGATCTGGAATCAACAAGGCTTCTTATTTTACTAATAGATACTTTGCAAACTCTGGTGCATCAATGACTGAAAGACCAAGATACTATATGCCATCAAGATACGATGAGTTTAAGTATTGGACATCATTTAGAACTGAAGCAAATATTGAAAGAGGAATTGCAAAAAATATATCTAATGGTTTATTTTATATTGATGACTCCGTTCCTTTTGTTGTATATAAAGAGGTTGTTCCAGCAAATAGAATTGTTGTAAAAATGCAGACAAATGTTGGAACAGTAGATCTAGGAACATTTACAACGCAATCAGGAACGCTGCAAGACCCCCTATATGGCACGGCAAACAAAACAACTCCAGTTAGATGGAAAATTCAATATTTAAATGAAAATAGTTGGATTGACGCATATACATTTGATGAAAATTCTATACGTGAAGATGACTCTCCAATTATTCCAGAAGACGGATATGTTGAACTAGAATATGGATTAAAGGTTCCAGATGCGTATAAATCAACATTTGTTTTTGCAGAAAGATTAGCCTCAGAGTCACTACTTCCAGAATCATCATTAGATGGATATGCATATCTTGTAGTTGAGAATGAAAATGAACGTGGGTTATTTTATATTTGGGATGGACCAAATCGGCAGTATGACACATTCATTCCAGAATATAGTTGGTTGCTTGGATCTGGAGTTTTAAATAGATCTACAAAACTTGTAACAGACTTAACAAGTCCAGACCTTTTTACAAATGATGCAAATAATTCAACAACTTATAGGGAGTTTGCCTATATTCGTGGCATAAGAGTTGTAGTAGAGACCATGAATAAGTTTGAATCAACATTTGATTTAATTGAAATGTCGCCAAGGCTAGTTGTTAATTTATCTGATAAGGTTATTGACTTTAATATAAAAAAGATTTTATCTGATATTGGAACTACATCGCTTCCAGTTGGACAACTTCTTGCTTCTACTGGCTCCTTGTCAGTATTTGATGATGACCAAGCCTTTAATGAAAACAATTTATTAAGTATTGTTTCTAAATATATTAAAAAAAATATTAAGTTTATGTTTTATGAGTCCATTCTTGATGTTGCTGGAGATGAGTATTCTGTTCCAATTAAAACTTTATACTCCGAAGGATTTCCACAAGCAGATGTAACAGCAGCAACACTATCATTAGAATTAAGAGATTTTTATTTTTTCTTAGAGTCAATGCCTGCTCCAAGATTACTGACAACACAGACATCTTTAAGTTATGCTGTATCTCTTTTGCTTGACTATATTGGTTTTAGTAACTATACATTTAAACGTACTGACGGTGAGTCAGAACCAATAATTCCATATTTCTTTATTGCACCAGATCAAAACGTTGCAGAGGTTTTAAATCAACTAGCAGTATCAACGCAAACTGCAATGTTTTTTGATGAATATAATAACTTTGTTGTAATGAGTAAAGACTATATGATGCCAACTCAATCACAAAGAGCAACTGACTTTGTTTTGTCAGGATCAAACAATCAGGCTGACTCTGGAGTTATTGAAAATTCTACATCTGGAAACCTTCCCAATATTCTTTCTATAGCCTCACAAGATAAAAAGATTTATAATGATGGAAAGATAAATTATACAACTAGGTACATACAAAGATCATATGGATCAATTCGTCAATCAACAATGATTGATAAAGAAAAAACTTGGATATATAAGCCATCACTTTTGTGGGAAGTTGCAGGAACTGATCAAACAAAAACAATAAATGAACTTGCATCAAAGCAAGGTAGTTATGTTTTAGGTGCAATGCCACTAAACTCTGACATACCTGAAACTCCTCCAACTGTTATTAACAACATATTATCAGATAATATAATTGACCTTGGAGAAAATATATATTGGTTAACAAGATATAGCGGATACCTATACTCTAATGGAGAAGTAATTAGATATGACGCTGCAGAGTTTTCTGTTACTGGAACTGGAAATGTTTGGATTAGTAGTAATCAAGAATATCAAAAGTATTTTGCATCACTACCATTTAATGGAAAAATTTATCCAACTGGACTTATTAGAATCTATGCAACTCCATACTATGAAACTGTAAATGGAGTAACAAGGTTACAAAATGGTGCAGTTGTAGATCACGGAAGAGGGCAGTTTGGTACGGCAATAGTTCCTCATTTTGCTGGAATAAACTCTTATTGGGCAAATAATGAGTATGTTCGTGGAATGGATATGCAATCTCAATATCTATTTACTACTCAGTTAGACGAAGATGTAACTATACCTGCAACGACTGTAGGTGCTGCTGGAATTAGCAATGTTATTGCAAAGCAGTCTACAAGAAACAGTATAATAAAAAACTTTATGGCAACAAGTTATTTAACAGAAACAGAAATTAACAGTCTTCCATCAACACAAAGTGGAACGATTCAATCTTCTGCATTAGTTTTTAATGGACCATCATTTAAAACAACAGAAACACCATTAAATTTTGTATCTTATGTATACAAAAACTTAAATAATGCATATAGACATTTTGGAACAAGAATGCGTATAATTGGAAAGATTGAAAATAATGCAACAAGAACCCAATCTCCAAATGGAAGTATTCCATATTATCAGGTTAGTGGAAGTCAACCAGATCAAAATGTAAATATTGCTGGTGGCTCTGGAGGGCTGGCAGTATTATTAAATCCAGAAACTAATAATGGATATTATTTTGAAATTATTGCATTAACAGAAGATAACATTAATTCATACTTAAGGCTAGATCAAAATAATAAGTCACAGATATCTATCAATAATGTTGTATTTTATAAAATTAAAAAAGATGCTTCAAACTCAAACGCAATACCAGTAAAACTTTGGGGAGGATTATCAAAGATTTTAGTTGATGATGGGAAATTTACTGGACAGCAAAGAGTTTCAGGTGAAGAAAATTCAACGGTATATGACTTATCAGTTGAATATGTAGACATAGGAGGAACAAGAAGATTCTACCTATACATAAATAATCAGTTAATAAAGGTTGTAGACGACAAAGATCCCCTACCAGTCTACAATAATATGGCATTGTTTGTTCGTGGATCATCAAAGTGCATGTTTGAAAATATCTATGCTTTGTCTGAAAACTATAGTCAAAATACTGTGTTTACTGTTAATGAAGGAATAGGTCAAGTATTTGGTGACAAGTCTGTAGACGTTACAGAATCTTTTAGAAAATATGCAATGAGCGGAGTTGTTCAATCAACATACTTATCTGGTATTAGCGCACAAGAGCCTCCAAAATATAATATGTATTTTGAAGAATTTGGGTCTATCATGCGTGAGTGTGCATACTTTGATGTAAAATATGATCGTGCATACCCAGCACTATATGCAAAACTATCACCAACATTTAATAATATTAAAGGATATACAACGTCTGGATTTTACGCAGACTCATATGGTGCAGAATTTTTAATATTTAATTCAACAGATAAAGCATTAAATTTAGATGAAACAACTGGTAACTTTTTAAGAATTCAAGGAATTACATTTACACAAGATACCACACAGGAATTAACTGTTGATGATTTTTTTAAAAAACGTGGAAACCTTTCAGATCCAGAGTTAGTTGGAAGTACACTAACATATTCACCATTAGTTGAAAAAGCAAAATATGATAATATTAGACTAAGTAGATTAACATATGGAAAGAATGAATTTACAATTGATAGCCCATATATTCAAACACAAGATGATGCAGATTCTATGATGAACTGGATAATTAATAAAGTAATGGTCCCTAAAAAATCTATAGGAGTTAATATATTCTCTATTCCTACTCTTCAATTAGGCGATATAGTTACTGTAGATTATAAAGACAGTGATGATCTTAATCTAGTTACATCAAATTTGTCTAGGTTTGTTATTTATAATATTGAATATTCAAGATCACTTGAAGGACCATCTATGACTATCTATTTGAGTGAGGTGTAAAGTGCCAACTGCAGAAGAAAATATGGCTGCTCAACTTGCAAAGGCAGCAGAATGGCGTGCATTAGGAAGAGAAGACCGTGCTGCTACAGCAGAGGCTGCTGCAGATAGATATAGAAGAATTGCCGAGGCCAAAACAAGAACCGAAACGGCAGCAAAAAATATTGAAGGAATAAAAGATAGACTTACAGCATCACAAAATGCAGCATCTAGTCCAGTTACTTCTGGACCAAATAAAGGATGGTACCAAACTACCACAAGCAGGGCTTCATCTGCGTGTCCATCAGGACATGAACGTGTACGTATTACATATATGGATGGCGTAGAAACAAATGTTGAATCTTTAGGTTGTCATGGAGGTGAGAAGGTAGTAAAAGATGATCCAATAGAACTAACATCTTCTTTAATAACAGAGACTAAAGTTGCTCCAACACCGCCTACCCCAGTAAGAGCACCAACAGTTGTTAGTCCACCACCACCTCCGACTAAAACTGCCCCAATAGACACTATTTTATTTGATGACCAATCAATGTCAATAGAGATAATGACAGACTTAATATTTGAAGACATTGGTGGTCACGAACTTCTTAGCGTATCTAGAAATGATATTATAAATGGACAAAGAGTTTCATATACTCCAATTAAAAATCTTGGTTTAGTTCAACAAAGATATAATCCAAATAACATACTTGGATTGCAGTCTACATCTGATAAGTACTTTGCAAATTTTGCAATTAAGTTTGACGAAAAGGTTCCAGAAGAAGGCAGCGGTCCAAATGGAGAAAACATCTATATAGAAGAGGCAACTGGAGATTTAATAATTGAGACTATTAATACTAATAGTGATGAACAGTTAGAGGTTCAGATTGCCATAAATGGTACAATATATGAAGCGAACTTTGGAGAAATTACATCATGATTACTAATACTGGTAAAAGCATTATTGCCAAATATATGCTTGGTCAGGCACCAGCATATGCCTCATATATTGCTCTTGGCTGTGGCCCAACCCCACTTCAAACAGAAGATGTCTATGATGATTTTGCAACAAAAACAAACCTTGATTTTGAAATGTTTAGAGTTCCAATTTCTTCTAGAGGATTTGTAAATGAAAACGGTATCAATAAAATTGTACTAACTGCAGAATTGCCAACAGAAGAAAGATATGAAATAACAGAAATTGGACTTTACTCAGCAGGGTCCAACCCATCTGCTGGAGCATATGATAGCAAGACTGTGTTTTCTTTTGCACAAGGAGAAACATGGGTTAACCATACTGCAACTGCAGCAACAGCAATTCCTACAATATCTGCACCATTAGATGATCCAGAAGATGATAACGTAATAGCAATAGATGATGTATTTCAAACAAATGCTGATAACTCTATATTTTATAAAACAAATAGACTTGAAAGATATGAGCGTGCAAGGTTTTTAAATAATACAATTCTTATTCAAGGAGATCATTCAGATTTAAGTTTAGATGGAGGAGGTTCTGGTGGTGTAGATCATATTGTTATTGAGCCAGGATCAAACCACATACATTTTTCAAGACCAAATGTTGATTTTACAAAAAATTCTCCAACAGATGAGTTAAGACTTGCATTTTGCTTAATTAATAAAGATGGAGACTCTGTTTCTTTGCCAGAGACAATTAGAATACTTGTTGAGTTTGCTGGAACAGATGAAGCATCACCTGAAAGTTATGCTAGGTTTGAGGTTGATATTGAAGATGGAGTTGATGGATATGACTTTGCAACAAATAGATATTTCGTAGTATCAAAACAACTTCAAGAACTATACACAAGTCAAAACTTTACATGGGATTCAGTTACAGTAGTAAAGATATATACATGCGTTATTGATAGTGGTATTAGCGGTGGACCACTTCCTTCATCAGACTATTACATTGGATTTGATGCAATGAGGTTAGAGAACGTTGCAACTTTGAATCCTTTGTATGGTCTTGTTGGATATTCTGTTGTAAAAAATAATGATGCAACTACAATAATTAAATCTTCAAATACAAATAATTATATTGAATTTAGATTTTCTATTGGAGTTACATAATGGCTGATTCAAACATTAAAAAATTAAGGATTCCAAAAGCATCCTTGCCACCAATAGACTATGACACTTTAAAATATAACACAAGATATAGGATTATATCTGAAGATAGAAATAGAACATCTCATTGGTCTCCAATATATAACTCTGATGGCGTTAGTCTTGTTGTAACAAGTGGAGCAGTATCTAGGGCAGGAAATGTAATAACAGCGGTATGGGAAGATCAAAATGATTTTCCAGAATACGATGTATTTGTTAAGTTTGATTCAAATGATTTTTTTTATCATGGAAAATCAAAAGTACATTCATATTCATTTTTAAAAACTGGTAGTACAACAGTTAGAGTAAAGGTTCAAATAGTTTCATCAAAAAAAGAAATTAAGGCAGCACTAAATATCTTTGACTCTGGAACAGTGTCTTTGGTATAATATTATAGGAGGAATAAGATGGCAAAGGTACCACTACCAGAAAGAGGGCAACCTCTTGATGTTACATATATTTATCAGTTAGCAGAGGCAGTCAACGACCTCTCTACTTCTATTTCTGATGCAACATATAATTATACAGATATTGACATTGTTGGTGCAGAAAAGAAAAGTTTAAAAACATCAGATACAAAGTTTATTGGCAAGTATAAAGCAATTGCAAATAATGAAACAGTAACAGCAGGTCAAGAAAAGTCCTATTCTGTAACATTCTCTAATTTTAAATTTCCTCCAATTGCCACTGCATCAATTGTAAATGTAAGCGGTACTACTGCTGGATCAAATACAAGCGTTGTAATAACATCAATAACTACTTCAGAGGTTAGTTTTATTGTAAAGTTTGGAACATCTGGAACAGCATCAGTTGGTGTTAATGTTATTGCTATTGGTGTACCAAACTAAAATGACTTGTAAAAGATGTGAAGGAAAAATGTTTGTAGACAGAATACATTCAAATGTAGATCACTTAGAAACCTATTGTGTAAAATGTGGAAACCGAAAGTTTTATCATCCACCTAGCGAGTCCGTGGAGGGGAAATGGTTACTGCAAAAGGAAAAATTCAGAGCGAAGCATATAATAGCGAACCTGTAATCCCTGGCGGTAAAAAGATATGGTTTCTTAATGGAGATCTTGTAAGACTTCATCATAGTTCTAGATCAACAGGAATGGTAACTGTTTATAATATAAACAAGGATAGATTAGAAACTTGTTTGCGTTCTGACTTTAGAAAAAATAGAAAAAGAGCATATACAATTGCAGAGACTGCTAAGTTAGTTAATCGTCACAGAAAATATATGCCAAGATTAATAAAACGAGGAGTGATTCCTCCACCAGTTGGATCAAGCATTGATGGAAAAACAGGCTTTCAAATAAGAGCATATTACTCAGAAGACCAAGTTAAAGAGATTTGTGCTATACTTTCAACTATACATATTGGACAGCCAAGAAAAGATAAATTAATAACAAACAACATGACTCCTACAAGCCAAGAGTTGACAAGGCGAATGGGAGACGGTATACTTACATATACGAAGACAGAAGATGGACGATTTATTCCAGTGTGGAGTGAGTCTATTTAATAGTTGAATGGGTGGATAATGGAAAACGATAACACAAAAGTATCAGTAACACTTGGATATACACTTAATCTAGGAAATTTTCAGTCACTACGCCTTGATTTAGGTATTGTAGATTCAAAGCGTGAAGGCGAAAATGTAGATGAGGCTTTTAGTCGTGTCTATAAGTTTGTAGAAGATAAACTTACAGAAAAGATTCAAGAAGCAAAATCTGAAATATCAGAGTGATGGCTGATCGCAAAGACCGAATGGCTTTGCTCAGTAGATTTAACAAGTTTTACTTGCAGAGGTACGAGCAAAAGTCTAACATGAATCTAAACGTTGAACAGTGGGCTGCTGATGCCCTTGTAGAGTCATATGGTATTGCTCAGTGCTATGATATTCTTGAATACTACTTTAGTATTGCACAAGATCCTTCATGGAATTACTTTGCATATAATGCAGAAAAGATTATTAACGGAAAAGCAGAAGTAGAGCAAGATAAAAAAGAACGTGAAGAACGCAGAAAATTAGCAAGGGAGTGGTTAAGTGAATAATACAGAAGCAAAGTTAATGTCTGCGGTATTACAAGATAAACAAATTCACGTATTACTTCAAGCAAATGTTGAGACATTACTAAGAACGCACAATGACGTATGGAACTTTATTCGTTTATATTCTGAAAATAATCAATGTCTACCACCAGCAGACCTAGTTACAGAAAAATTTAGAGACTTTGAACCTGTTCCTGGTATTGGAGCAACAAAGCATCATCTAGCAGAATTACAAACAGAATATCTTAACGATAGTCTAAAAGACATTTTGCGTAACGCTGCAGGCGAAGTGCAAAGTGGTAATGGTGGGGAAGCACTTGAGCACCTAATTACAAAAACCTCAGAGTTAAAAAAGAACACTTCTGCAATTCGTGATATTGATGCTACAGATCTTGAGTCTGCAGTTACATACTATGAGATGGTTCAGAAACAAAAAGAAACTGGTCAGATAGGAATTAAAACAAATCTTCCAGGATTTGACAATTATCTTCCATCTGGAATTATGCCAGGACAACTAGGAGTCTTTCTTGCTTATCCAGGAATTGGTAAGTCTTGGATGGCTTTATACTTTGCAGTTCAGGCATGGAAGCAGGGTAAGTCACCGCTTATCATTTCTCTTGAAATGTCTGAGACAGAAGTTCGTAATCGTATTTTTGCAATTATGGGTGAAGGCCTTTGGTCACATAGAAAACTATCCAATGGTGAAGTTGAGATTGACATGCTTAAGAAATGGCATGCTAACAAGGTTGCTGGTCGTCCAGAGTTTCACATTATCTCAAATGATAGTGGTGGAGAAGTAACTCCTTCTGTTATTCGTGGAAAGATTGATCAATACCGTCCAGACTTTGTTGTTGTTGATTACCTTCAACTTATGTCACCAAATCAAAAGGCTGATTCTGAAACGGTACGTATGAAAAACCTTTCAAGAGAACTTAAACTAATGTCTATTGGTGAAGAAGTACCTATTATTGCTATTTCATCTGCTACACCAGATGATGTAAAAGATCTATCAAGTCCTCCAACACTTGGACAAACTGCTTGGTCTAGACAGATTGCCTACGATGCTGACTGGGTTATGGCACTAGGTCGTGCAACTAATAGTGATATTATTGAATGTGTATTTCGCAAAAATCGTAATGGTTTTATGGGAGATTTTTTAGTTCAGGTAGACTTTGATAAAGGTTATTACAGGTATAAAGACTATGAAGACAAGTAATATATATACACAAGAACAAATTAAGCGTGTTCTTGTTGGTTCTGGTGTTGAGATTGAAGCCGAGTTTGGTAATGACTTTATAATTTTTTGTCCATACCACAACAACAATAGAACACCTGCTGGTGAAGTTGCAAAGGATAGCGGGTTATTCTTTTGCTTTGGTTGCCAGACAACAAAGAACTTAGAAGAATTAATTATGCATATGTCTGGACGAACATATTTTGAGGCAGTTCGCTATATTAAAAGTAAAGAGACAGAACACGATATTGAAAAGTTAGTTAATAAAACTCTTGTAGCACCACCAGAATTTGTTCCATATGATGAGTTAATATTAAAAAGATTACATAATCAATTGCTTGCATCAGAAAAACCTAAAAACTATCTTAAGTATAGAAAGATTAATATTTCTTCATTTACAAAGTTTTCGCTAGGATATTCAGAAAAACAAGATTCAATAACAATACCTATGCACTCACCAGATGGTATGTGCCTTGGATTTGTTGCAAGAACTATTGAAGGAAAAGAATTTAAAAATACACCAGGACTACCAAAGGGTAAGATATTGTTTAATCTGCACAGGATTAAAACATCTGGTACAGTATATGTAGTTGAGTCATCTTTTGATGCTATTCGGCTAGACCAAGTAGGTTTCCCAGCAGTTGCTACTCTGGGTGCTAATGTATCTAATTCTCAAATTAGATTGTTAGAAAAGTACTTCACAAACGTTGTACTAATTGCAGATAACGATGAGGCTGGTAATATAATGAAAGACAAGTTAGTTGAAAAACTTGGATCTTTGGTTACTACTATCAGACTTGATAAAAAATATAAAGACATAGGTGATATGGAAGATGAAGAAATTAAGAACCTAGAGTTTCAGTTTGACAAATCTATATCGGCTATGCTAAACTAGTATCTAGTGGGAGAAATATGAAATTTAGAACACAATGGCTAGAAGCCTTAAAAACGATGAGATTTAAGTCTTATTGGAATAAGCCCAATACTGTAGAGTTCTTTGCCTTTATGACAAAGATCTGCATTATATTTCCTGGACTTCTTCTAGGCAAACAATTTTGGTGGTTATATATATTTGCTTTGGTTTCAAGCCTGGCTTTGATATGGTCATCAACAGTAAAGACTCTACCCACAATTATTTGGTTCAATATTTTGTGGTCTTTATTGGCAATTTTATCAATTGCAAAACATTTTGAACTAATACTAAACTAAAAACAACAACACGAAGGAGAAAAATATGAGTATTGTAAAGGGATTAAAGAACATAGAAACCCTACTCGAAAAGCCAAAGTATGATGAAAACGCACCAAAGGTTAAGTGGCTAAAACTTGCCGATGGACAATCAGTAAAGATCCGATTCATTGAAGAGTTGGATGAAGATTCTGCAAACTATAATGCAGAGCGTGGACTTGCACTAGTTGTTAAGGAACACACAAATCCAAAGGACTATAAGCGTAAGGCTGTAGACACAATGGAAACAGAAGGCCGTGACTGGGCAGAAGAAATGCATCGCAAAGATCCAAAGGCTGGCTGGAGAGCCCGTCTTCGTTTTTATTGCAACGTTCTTGTAGACGACGGCATTGAAGCACCATATGTTGCAATTTGGAATATGGGTATTAGCAAGCAGTCATCATTTAATACAATTCGTGAGTATGCTCTTGAAACAGGAAGCATCTCTAACGTACTATGGAAGTTAAAGCGTAATGGTCAGGGAACTGAAACTAATTACACACTTATTCCATCAGCACCAGATAAGGAACCATTTGCTTGGGGAGATATCAAGCCATATCCACTAGAATCTGCACTACGCAAGATTCCATATGCAGAACAAGAAGCGTTCTATTTGGGGTTTGATACTCCATCTGTAACTTCATCTACCAACACAGATTGGTAATATGAACTACGTAGGCTTACACGTACATACCCATTACTCACTATTTGACGGCGTAGCAACTCCAAAAGAGTATGTTGACCGTGCTAGTGCTTTAGGCATGCCAGCAATCGCAATCACAGACCATGGTACGTTGTCTGGTCATCGTGAGATGTATCGCATGGCTAAAGAAAAGGGTATTAAGCCGATTCTAGGTCTAGAAGGATACATGTGTGCAGACATATCTGATACACGAGATAAGTCTGAAAGAGAAGGTCAGCAAGATCTTGTCTACAACCACATTATCCTTCTAGCCAAGAATAAATTAGGTTTGGAAAACCTTAACAAGATTAGTGAACTATCATGGACAGATGGTTTTTTTAAGAAGCCAAGATTTGATTTTGACATTCTACAAAAGTATCGTGAAGGTATTATTGTAACATCTGCTTGTCCAAGTAGTGTTATTGTTAAGGCTTTAGAAGAAGAAGAATTTGCTCTTGCTAAAAAGTATATTAAATGGTTTAAAGATAACTTTGGTAGCGATTACTATATTGAGGTAATGCCACATAACGAAGCCCACATAAACAAATACCTAATAGAACTTGCAGACGAATTTAGCATTAAGGTTGTTGTTACGCCAGACTGTCACCATGTTGATCAATCACAAAGAGAAGTCCAAGAGTTTAAGTTGTTGCTTAACACACATGGCAAAGTAAACAAAGAAGCAACATATGAAAAGTCAAAGAAGCAACCAGACATGATGAAGCGTCTCGATTATCTTTATGGTGAAGATCGTCAGATTACTTTTAACAAGTTTGATATACACCTATTGTCTTATGAAGAGATGAAGTCTGCTATGGAAGCCCAGGGCATTGATAGACCAGACATCTACTCAAACACACTGCTATTAGCAGATACAGTAGAAGACTATGAGATACAGGATGGACTAAATCTACTGCCAGTTCAATACAAGAGTCCAGATAAGGAACTTGCTAAGATTGCTTTAGAAGGTTTACAGTTAAAGGGCTTGTCAGACAATAAAGAATATTTAGATAGGCTTGACGAAGAACTAAAGATTATTAAAGATAAAAAGTTTGCACCATACTTTCTTGTTGTTCAAAGCATGATTTCTTGGGCTAAGAAGGAAGGAATTATGGTTGGTCCTGGTCGTGGTTCTGCTGCTGGTTCTTTAGTTTGTTATTCACTTGGAATTACAGATATTGATCCAATTAAATATGGACTTCTATTCTTTCGATTTATTAATCCAGAACGTAACGACTTTCCTGATATTGATACAGATATTCAAGACAACAGACGTGATGAAGTTAAAGACTATCTTGTTAGACAATATAGACACGTTGCATCTATTGCAACATTCCTTGAATTTAAAGAT